GTCGGGAGATAACCCTCGTAGGGCATCCTTTTTAGCACGAATGGGCAATATGCCTGGCGCTGAGATGAAAGATGGGAAGCCTACCCGACTCCTATTATCTCTTAGAGCTTGGGGTGCATCGTCCAAGGAAGACGCTAAAGCGAAGGCTAAAGCGATCTCTAAGAGGAATAGTAAATGAGGCCAACCTCAGTCGGAGTTAACCCAACAGCCGCTACGCTGACTACTGTTTACACAGTACCTACGGGTTATTACGCCAAATTTACTGTCATGTACATCCACAATACTGGTGGATCAACAAAGCACATCACAGTCCAATGGTATGACGCAAGTGCAGCAACGACTTTAGACATCCTTACTTCTTACAATCTAACTTCTAAAGAGTATTTAGAATTCAATGGTGTTGCATACATCGTTTTAGAAGAGGGTGACAGATTACAACTTACAACTGAAGCGGCAAGTTCCTTCAGTTTTATTGCCACATTTGAGGTTATAGGAGCGCAACGAACATGACCTACTTAGAACTTGTTAACGATGTGCTTGTGCGATTGCGTGAGACTACTGTTTCTACAGTCTCAGAGACAACCTATTCCGCTTTGATTGGTAAGTTTGTCAATGATGCTAAGAGACAGATTGAAGACGCTTATTCATGGAACGTCTTGGCTCAAACAATCACAGTAACAACTACTGGCGGTACAAGTTCCTATGCTTTGACAGGTGCGGGACAGAAGTTCCGTGTCAATGATGCAATCAACACAACCAGTTTGATTGGTCTACGAAATATTGAGTTTGTGGACATGAACCGCAAACTAAACCTTGGCGCACCTTCACAATCTATTCCTTCAGAATTCTGCTTTAGCGGTGTAGATGGTAGTGGAGACACCAAAGTAGACCTGTTTCCAGTTCCTTCTGGTGCTTTTACTCTGTTGTTTGACCTGACTATTCCTCAAGCGGCTTTGACTGCTGATGGTACTTCAGTCAAGGTTTTGGATTACTTGGTGACACAGAATGCTTATGCTCGTGCCTTGATGGAGCGAGGCGAAGATGGTGGAACAAGCACTTCAGATGCCTATGTTTTATACAAAGGTATGCTCTCTGATGCCATCGCATTGGAAAGCACTCGCTATCCTGAAGATAACTTTGTGGCGGTCTAATGTCTGCACCACTCCAAAGCGATAGCATCTCAGCACCAGGCTTTTATGGCCTGAACACGCAAGATTCGCCATTAGATTTGTCTTCTGGCTTTGCTTTGGTTGCCACTAACTGCGTGATTGACCAATATGGTCGAATTGGCGCTAGAAAAGGCTACACGCTTGTTAATCCTTCATCTGGTAACTTGGGATTCAATGACGTAACTGTCATCCATGAGTTAGTCCAAATTGATGGTACTTTGACAGTTCTGTTCGCAGGGAACAACAAATTATTCAAACTTGGCACTTCTAACGCTGTGACCGAGTTGACCTATGGTGGTGGAGGCTCTGCCCCTACCATTACTGCTAGTAACTGGCATTGTGCTTCTTTGAATGGAATTACTTATTTCTTCCAATCAGGACACGATCCTCTCATCTTTGACCCTGCTGTAAGTACTACTACGTATCGTAGAGTGTCTGAGAAGACTGGTTACGTAGCAACTGTTCCACAAGCAAACATTGCCATTTCAGCATTTGGTCGTTTGTGGGTGGCTAACACTACAAGCAATAAGACAACTGTGTTCTTCTCTGACCTGATTGCGGGTCATGTATGGGCAGGTGGAACGACAGGTTCATTGGATGTAACCCGTGTATGGCCTAATGGTTCTGATGAGGTTATGGGTCTTGCTGCTCACAATGATTTCTTATTCATCTTTGGTAAGCGTCAGATTCTTGTTTATGGTGGCGCTACTACTCCCGCTTCGATGGCTTTAAGCGACACAGTAGGCTCTATTGGATGCGTTGCCAGAGATTCGATACAGAGTATTGGTTCTGACGTTATCTTCTTGTCTGACTCAGGTGTTCGTTCTTTGATGAGAACAATTCAAGAGAAGTCTGCTCCACTGAGAGACTTGTCTAAGAACATTCGTTCTACTCTAGTTTCTGCTTTATCGGTTGAAACAATGAGTGCCGTAAAGTCTGTTTACTCAGAGAAGAATGCGTTTTATCTGTTAGTGCTTCCCGCACTTGCTCAAGTGTTTTGTTTTGACACTAAGATGCAACTTCCTGATGGTGCTTCCCGTGTAACGCAGTGGAACAATATAGCGCCTACTTGTTTGCATTCACTTCGCAATGGTGATTTGTACATTGGCAAAACTGGCTTTATTGGTAAGTATGGCGGTTATTTAGACAGTACATCAAGCTATCGACTTGCTTACTACACAAACCATGCAGACCTTGGAAACGTCAATCAAATCTCTATTTTGAAGAAAATCAAGGTCATTGTTATTGGTGGTTCAGACCAGTTTGTAACGATGAAATGGGGCTTTGACTTCTCTGCCAATTACTTGTCAAGCAATGCGTATATTCCACTTCAAGGAACATACGAATATGGAATTGCAGAATACAACATTTCTGAATACTCTAATGGTGTTTTGATTAAGACATTAGAGGTAAGCGCATCTGGTTCTGGAAAAGTTGTCCAAACTGGATATGAAACCACAATCAATGGGACACAGTTATCAATTCAAAAGATTGAGCTTTTAACCAAGAATGGCAAGATAGGATAAATCGTGAGTGCACTTTTAAAAGTTGTCAAATTTTCAAAATCGTGCAGTTGGTGCAAGGAAGAAAAGTCTCTTTCTGATTTTACAAAAAACAATGCTGCTCCTGATGGTTTGCAATATAAATGTAGAGCTTGTGATTTAGCTTATCAAACAAAACGTAGGGCTGAAAATTACGAACAAGGTCTTGAATACTCTCGAACATATCAGCGAAATCGTAGGAAGGACTTTGACTATCGCCTACAAATGCTGATAAACGCATCGAAGCAACGAGCAAAAGACAAAGACCGAGAGCATACGATTACTGTTGAAGATGTGAAGGCAATCTATCCTAAAGATGGATGTTGCCCTATTTTTGGAATGAAATTAGAATTTAATACTGCTGGATTTAGAGAAACAAGTCCTAGTATTGACCGCATAGATTCAACAAAAGGTTACACGCCAGACAATATCCAAATAATCTCTTGGAAAGCAAATCGCGTTAAAGGTTATGCGACTTTACAAGAGTTGGAAATGTTAGTGGCATATTTGCAAAACGGAGAATGACATGAGCCAATACACAAAAAGTACTAATTTCGCTACTAAAGATAATCTCCCTACTGGTGATCCATTAAAGATTGTCAAGGGTACTGAGATTGATACTGAGTACAACAACATTGCTACTGCTATTGCGACAAAGACAGATAACTCTGCTGCCGCAATTACTGGTGGAACGATTGTAGGTATTACAGACTTAGCCATTGCTGATGGCGGTACAGGTGCTTCTACGGCTACTGCTGCTCTCAATAACCTATTGCCAAGCCAAGCATCTGCCGCAAACAAGTATCTTCAGAGTGATGGTACTAATGCTTCTTGGGATGCAATCAGTATCAATACTGGCGACATCACAGGAACTCTTGCTGTTGCCAATGGTGGTACAGGTGTAACTTCTTCTACTGGTACAGGCTCAGTAGTGTTGTCAAACTCGCCAACACTGGTTACTCCCACACTTGGAGCGGCATCTGCTTCATCATTAGATGTCTCTGGTAATGTAACTTTGTCTGGTGGTACTGCTGACACAGTTCCATATTTAAACGGCTCTAAGGTTCTAACAAGTTCAACTGCCTTGTATTTTAATGGCACTAACTTGGGTGTTGGAGGTACTTCCTCATATCGACTTCAGGTGGGTTCATCCACTTTTGATGATGCTGAAGTTGGCGTTAAGATTACTCGTGGTGGTGATAGCAACAGTTGGACATTGGTAGACAATGTTGGAGGAAGTGGAAACTATCGCCATTTCAACACAGGCACACCTACTGCTCGTTGGTTAACAACCACAAACGGCTCATCTTTTACTGAGCAGATGAGGTTAAATCCTACTGGTCTAGGTATTAAGAATAATAACCCTGCGGCTGCACTTGATGTAACTGGATCAGCATTGGTTAGTGGCTCTGTTACTGCCGCATCATTTAGCGGTGCTTTGAATGGTACTGTTGGAGCTACAACCCCTGCTGCGGGTTCATTCACAACCCTTGGTGCATCCTCTACAGCCACTCTAAACACTCTTGCTTCTAGCGGTGCTACGCTGACAGGTGGAACAATCAATGGAATGACCATAGGTGCTACTACAGCATCTACTGGTGCTTTCACTACGTTATCTGCTACTGGCAATGTGACGCTTGGCGATGCAAGTACAGACACATTGAATGTTGGTAATGGTGGCTTAGTTAAAGATGCGTCAGGCAATGTAGGTCTGGGAGTTACTCCGAGTGCTTGGACAAACTCATTTGGAGTGATTCAAGGGCTTGGTGGTTGGTCAATTTCGCACAACGGCACAAATTCTAATTCTGTTGATTTCCTGTCAAACGCTTATCGTTCTGGTGGCACAAATACATATCTTTACACTGCAACTTCTAGTGCAACTCGTTATCAACAAGCGGCTGGTGTTCATGCTTGGTACAACGCCGCATCAGGAACAGCAGGAAACGCCATTACATTCACGCAAGCCATGACATTGGATGCGGCTGGCGACCTTGGTATTGGCGTTACATCTCCTACTGCAAAACTAGACGTATTTAAAACATCGGTTGATGCAGTTTCAAGAACTAATGCGGTAGGTGCGTTTGGTGATTTTGCAGGACTTGGTGCTGGTTTGTTAATGCAACAAACTTTAAGTTCACCTTATGGATTTGCGTTACAAGCATCTGATGCAAGCAATACATCACGTTTCCCATTATTGTTGAATCCATCTGGTGGCAATGTAGGTATTGGTACAAGTTCGCCATCTTCTTACAGCCTCGCCCCAAACTTGGTTGTTGACACAGCAACAAGTGGTGGCATAACAATTCGCGGTGGAACAACTGGCTATGGTGGTCTTTTCTTTGCAGATGGTACGGCTGGAGATACTCAGTATCGTGGGTTTATTCAATACAACCATAGCTTTTCTGGCTCTGTTGATGCTTTAGTGTTTGGAACAGCCGCTACAAACCGAATGACACTTGACACCTCAGGCAATCTAGGGCTTGGTGTTACACCGAGTGCTTGGACTTCTTTTTCTGTATTGCAAATTGGTGAAACAGGCTGTATTGCTTCAAATTCCTTTAGTTCGGCTAATACTCAAACATTTTTTGGCAACAATGTTTATTACGATGGAGCATACAAGTATATTGCCACTGGCTCTGCTGCGGCTCAATACTTTCAAATTGGCAGTGAACATCGTTGGAACATAGCCGCATCAGGCACAGCAGGGAACGCTATCTCCTTTACGCAAGCCATGACATTGACAGCGGCTGGTGACTTAGGTATTGGTACTACAAATCCATCTCAAAAATTTGTTGTATCAAATGCTGGAGCGGCTGGTTTGGAAATTAGCCCTACTGCTATTGGTAGTTCTCCTGCAATGATTGCTTACAACAGAAGTGGTGCAGCTTATCTTCGATTCACAACAGCAGCATTGTTCCACGTTTGGCAAAATGGCAGTACCGAGGTCGCCCGCATAGATTCCGATGGTAATTTTTTAGTGGGGACTACAACAAATACATTTGCGGCAACTAATGGATTTGTTGTTAATGGGCCTGCGGGTGGTACTTATGCCGCTGTTTGTCACCCTACAGGAACTGGTAGCGGTGCTTCTTATATGATTTTCTCGTACAACGGTTCGTTGATTGGAAACATCACGCAGTCAGGCACAACAGCGGTTCTATACAACGTAACTTCAGACCAACGCTTAAAAGAAAACATCCAAGATGCTGATTCTTCTTCTAGCTTGATTGACTCTTTACAAGTGCGTAAGTTTGATTGGAAAACAGACCAAACACATCAGCGTTATGGCTTTGTTGCTCAAGAGTTAGTAACTGTTGCACCAGAGGCGGTTTATCAACCAGAAGACACAGAGCAAATGATGGCTGTGGACTACTCCAAATTAGTCCCGATGTTGGTCAAGGAAGTTCAATCATTGCGTCAGCGTGTCGCACAACTCGAAACAAACTGAAAGGTAAATTATGGCTACCTTGACACAAGAAGAAGCACACAGCCTGTTTGACTACAGGGATGGTGAATTGTTTTGGAAAGTTAGACCATTGTCTTATTTCAAGACAGAAGGTCGTCATGTTCAATGGAATGAACGATATGGCTCTCAAAAAGCAGGTAGTTGTGTTGGTAGGTATGTAAATATTGCAATTAACAAGATACGCTATCAAGCACATCGAATAATTTTCTTAATGCACTATGGGTATTTTCCTAAAGTTATTGACCATATAAATGGACAAACACAAGATAATAGAATTGAAAATCTTAGAGCCGCAACTCATGCTGAAAACATAAGAAACTCTAAAATTCCTAAAAACAATACTTCAGGTTTGAAAAATGTTGTTTGGCATAAGCAACGTCAAAAATGGGGTGTAAGAATTATTGTTAACAAAAAAAGCAAATCTTTTGGTTTGTATGATGACATTGAA